TTCCTTCCGTGATAACCATTTATGTAGGCTATTACCAATTGATTTATTAAATACCTTTGTACTGTTTGCATAATACATATTTAACAGTATTTATAGATATAGAATGAACGAAATTTTTAACACTCTGAGGGACAAGTTCCCATTCCTAAGCCTGATCAGAAAGGGCGATTTGGAGTACGTAGGTATAGTGCAGAACGAGGACACCAACGTGATTAGTTTCTATGACTATGGTAGATTGATGATGCCCCATGACAAGATGAAATTTTTGAAATGTGGCGAGACTTGGTGGCACGAGTCCAATCGTAAATTACCAATCAATATATTTCTCAAGGGAGAATTCAAATACTTCCGTTCCACTTTGATCACACTGAACTCCAAGGACGTTGAGATAGTACACGGCCCTACTGTAAAACTTTCTGAAATTTCAAAGAAACGGGTGAAGAGACGTACTATACAATTGGTTAGAAGACCAATCTAATTTTCTTGCTTTTCAATATACTTTTTAAAATATATCGTTAAAGGATTATCTGGCTGATAGCCATATGGTTCCTTTTTTGAAGCGGAGTTTCTTTTAGTACGTTTTTTGGATTTTTTCTTTTTATATCTTTGATGGTGCATCAAAACTATATTTAGCTCTGCTCATCAAATTCATCTGTACTACAATCGCTTGGGCATATGCCACAGCATGTGATTTCTTGAAGAAGTACGATCCGTCTGTAGGCTTTATCCACACTTCCTTCATTATATCTATCCAGTCCTTGTACATCAACGGACGCTTTGCAGGACGTATAATTGCCAGCACAGCCGCAAGTTGTTCTATGGTTCGCGGTTCTAGTTTGGACACTATATTGAAATGGCCATTTAGGTGAAAAAGGTTTTCTACAATTTTGGGATCCTTCAGCATGTCCCAATCAGGTTCTTGTATCATTAGTTCAACCAGTTCCTGTTCTGATTTTACGTCCTTGTAGATGTTTACATTCAAGCAGTCTATCTTAAAGTAACCTCTATCTTCTGCATTTTTGTAATCCAGAGATGCATGTCCTGTAACAGGATGTTCTGGGACAGCATGGAAGTATACCCCTGTCTTGTGTTTTTCAAACTTCCCATCTTTCTGCATGGATGCTGGTGTATGCTTGAATAATTTTAATGTGTTGTCTCGGTCAAAGAAATCTATATCCACGTCAGGCATTAGTGTACACTCCCTTTGTCGTTCTTAGCATGTTGTATCATTTTATCACGTGATCCTGGTTGTAGCACTTCTAACACATCTAACAGTTTCTTGTAGCCTTCTGATTCGACCATTGCTTTGTTTACTCTTGGCATTATTACTCTTCCTATAGACCCGTCTTCCTGTATTATTACAGCACAGTCGCCGTCGTTGAATTCTAAGTTATCGGAAACCTCTAAATCTATCTTAGACAATTTTGGCCTCCTTTGCTGTGTCTTGCACCAGCATCAAGTCAGCAGGATAACTTTTTAACTTGCTTGGCCAGAAACTGGGGTTAATAAATTTTTCTATCATTTGTAATTGTTCGTCGTTAAAAGATTTTAGCATCCTTTTGCCTGCGTTGCAACCTAACAGTAACCATGGACTTATCTTGCCTTGCTGTATGTGTTGCACTGCCCGATTGGTGTTGACCAACCTGAAATAGTCTGACCACTGTGCGTTCTGTTCCGTGGCCCAGTCCATCATGGTTGTGATGCTTCTCTGTAGTGCGGCCTCAACGGGTTCTGACTTTAGTGCTTCTACTAGATAAAGCTCATAGAGATCGTCCCTTGACCAATGATCCAATTTCACTTTTGATTGTAGCACGTAGTCTATGTATTTGTCAGGATACAGCGGATTGATATGCATGATGAATCGACCAAACTTCACAAATGCATTGTAATAAGAACTTTTTACGAAGTCGTCATATGTTTTTGTTTTTGAGTTGTGTTGGTGTATCTGATAGAATCTCTGGAACACCATGAATGCATTCACTACCCATTTCTCATCTCGTTGTAGATACCTTCTCTTAGGTTCGCACAGGTGTACTTGCAAAGTTCTTTCCTTTGCAAACTCCTTGCCACAGTATGTGCATTTATTTGTTGATGCCATGTGCTTCTATTAATTCCTCTAGTTCTCTATCAGTTATCACTTTGTCCAGTGTCTCTAGGTCCGCTTCCTTCCATGTTGGATATATCTCGTGCAGTTTCTTTAGGCTCTTGTTTGGCACACGCTTCATTGGTTTGATCCATTGATGGAACTGCTGTGTCTCTGCACCACACATGGCAGTCAGTATCCATAACAGTTTCTTGTGTTTGCCCAATGTAAAGCAGTGCTTGTTCACGCACTCGTTGACCATCTCTATGTAGTGTTCTATGTAGAACGGATCTTTGGATGAAACATTGGAAACATATCTCATCAACATGTATGGACTGTATAGTGATTTCTCTTTATCGTCGATCCTGTTAAAGTAATCTTTGTTCCTGAAGTCAACGGCTTTTAATCCGTTCCTTAAATCAAAAAATTTTCTATTTTTTTCTACCGGCATATTTTAGTGCAAACATTGTGCATTCTTTCGCTGTTACAAATGTTAATTTTATTTTATTGTGTTTGTGTTGTAAACCTGAAAATTGGAATTTGTGTTTTTTCATAAAGTCAAAGAAATCATACATCCATTTCTCATCCATCCACACAGCAATTTTATTGCTGGTTATCATGATCGGTGCGTCAATTGTGATTGATCTCTTACCAGACTGAGCCATAGTCCACCTGTTCGCATTGTCTCGAGATGTCTTTAACGAAGTAGGCACACATGGGTTTTGGACCGTTGTTCAACGGAACAGCCAACATCTGTCCTGATTTAATCTTAGGGAAATACCATTTTACTTCTGTGTAGATATCAACAACATCTATGGGATGGAAATCAGGTTTTGGACTAGACAACGGATTGAACGTAAACGCATCAAATCCTCGATCATTTAAACTTGTGATTGGTAGCACGTGCATTTCTTGTTGTCCTGCTTCCCCGATTAACATTTTCCAGTCTAGTGGCATCTTTATCTTATGCGGTCCTATTTCTAATACTGCCGCCGGAGCATTAAAACTCTCTAGGAATATTAGAGGTATGTAGAAGAAATCTGGTTCCTCCGGATTGGAATTATCTAAAACCGCAAATCTAAGATTCTCATCTACCCATTCAGGTATCTTCTCTAATTTGTATGTTCTGTTATCAAGTGTAAGAATTTTCATATGCTTTCTTTTATAATATACGAATTCAAATAATCAATCAACGATTTATTAGATAAACTGCCATAATGATGAGAGTAAAAACCTAATGTGCTGATTTTTTCTTTATTCTTAAGGTCATCTGTTAAGTTATCATACATAAATTTATTACCAATAAACTTATAGATATCAATAATATTTTTATTTTCTTTCAAAAAAAGTTGTTTTTTAATCCGTGATAATCGCTGTTCGTCAAACTTATTGCACATGTTAAACAACAGATGTTTTATTTTCTTACTTTGAAGCCAACCCGAAAATGTTATAATTTTCGTTATAAAATTATTGAATGCCGATGTGTCGTTGTAGGCCAACGTCTTATACTTTAATAAATTATTTACAGTATGTAAATCGACCCTAGACGGAAACCTCCGGTTCATTTGTTGTGCATCAGGAAACGGATCCATGGAAACACAAAGTGACTCGTCGTATGCCATGCCCGGAACAAATTTACTGCTTACGGAATCGTCATACCGTTCTATATGTGTTAACGGCATCAAAACTAAATCAGGAAAAGGATTATTTGACAACCACTCTATTACAACTTTAATTTGCCTGTCTACGGAACTGCCAGTGTGACTGAGATTTACTATATTATCAACATTAAATTTTTCTTTGATGTAATCCTGTAGGTCTACCTGAGAGAAAATTTCACTGTAACTACACCCACTAATTAAAATTGTTTTCATAATCTATTTTTTCTATATTGAACGGATAGTTGGCTTCTTTGTAAAACTTTTTCCTTGCACCCAGGTGTCTTTTTGCAAACTTACAACTACTGGTAATATCCCAAATTTGGACATTATCCTTATCTTCTGCTTTACGAATACCCCTTCCTATACTTTGTATGACTCTCACAAAAGATTTGCCAGGTTCAATAAGAACAAGATTGAATATCCTAGGAATATTGATACCAACACTAGCCACTCCATATGTGGCAATAATAATTTTATTTGTCGCTGTAGACACTTCATCGTATTGTTCCTTTCTGTCTGTGTTTTTAGTTGACCCAGATACGAAAACTGAATCTTCCAGTTGCTCTTGTAGTATTTCACCTGCAGATATTCTGTCTACAAGTATTAGTGTGTTTCCTGATGAGGATATGTCTTTGATGGTGTTGGCCACCCATTTCATTCTGACTTTATCCGTAGTTAGCCATTTCAACTCTTCTCCATATGTTTTGAATTGTGGATGATCCTGTGTTTGTAGAACATTCACATGACAGTTTGCAAGTACGCCTTTGTCCTGTAGTTCACTGGCCTGTATTCTGTTAGACACGTCGCCTATGCTACATTTCAATCCCATAAATTCATAATCTGCTTTTGGCACAGTGCCAGTCAGCCCCCATCGTATTCCACAGTGTGCAAACGGTCCTGTCAACAATCTTTTCAGTACATCTGCCTTGGCCATGTGCACCTCATCAATTATGACAGTGTTGATTCCTTGTATTGCTTCTAAGAAATCTGTTGTGTGTTCATCCTTGCTTTTCTTTTCTAATACATTTAATGATTGCCATGTTGCTATCGTGTTGAACCTGCCCAATTCTTTCCTGTCTCCGTAGTACACGCCCACGTCTAAGTTACAAGCGAGGAAGTCTTCTTCTGTCTGTGTGACGAGACTCTTGTTGGGAACGATGGTTAGAGTCCTGCCATATGGTTCAACCAGTTGGCACAAGGCCGCTGTGATTATGGTCTTACCTGCACCAGTGGCTATCTCCTGTATGCTTTGTGGATGCTCAATAAACTTGTTAATTGTTTCAACCTGATAGTCTCTCAATTCGATTGGCTGTCCTGCCGCCGGATGGTTGTCTGGCCATGTTATGTGTGATAGGTAATTTTTGTCTACGGCCTTAAATTCAAAGTTGTGTTGTTCTCTCTTGTCCTCGACGTCTATGTACACACCGCCCTCATCCAGTATGGGAAGTATTTGATCAACTAGATTTAGATATGTAGTACCACCCAAACCAAAGAATGATACCTTACCATCCCACCTGCCCAATTTTACTGCGGGAAGATGTCTAGCATATGGTATCTCATATTTGAATTTGTTTGATAGTCTCTTACGCCATTCGAGACTCAAATTCTCGAACTTCACGTTCACTTCATCTTTTATTACTAATTTACAACTGCTCATTCTAAAGTTTTACTATTATGTGATCATGCCAATCCCAACTACTCGGTTGGTGATCACTATAATACAACTTTTTTGGAAGATTTTC